GCAGCAAACATCGCTGCAACAGGTAATATTGGCTTTGCTTTTTTAACTATATTTTTTATTGCTCTATCAAAAAATCCCATACTATATTGTCATTGTAGAACCTGGAAATAACATTTCCAAGTCATTTGTTAATAATTCTATCTCATCTTCATTACCAGCATCTCTTGCATCTTCTAACATTTGTAATAAATTTGGTAAAGTGTAAGTGTCTGCACTAGCTTCTAATGTTTCTGTCATACTACCAGGAGGTAATCCACCTTTAAAATCGTCTGGTAAAGGTAACCCTTCATCCATTGGTAAACCATCATTTTCTGGATCTATTGGATCTATAAGACCAAAAAGTTCACCAAGTTTTTGTATTATACCACCTTCTCCTGTTGGATCACCAAGACCTCTTCCTGGTCCAAGCAACCCTGCCATAAACACATTTCCTTGTGGAGTATCTGTTGGGTCCATGTCTAATAAATCTCTTAATCTATCACCGAGTGAATCTTCAGGTAAAGGATCTACGGGTGATGGCATCATGTCTACGGGTCCAGGTGTTACGTCCAAAACTGGTTCTATTGGCGCTGTAAAGTCAGGTAACATAGATGAATCTCTACCACCTTTACCTTCATCGTAGTCTACTATAATAGTTGGATTAGGATTGGGAGGAAATATTTGTAATGGTGCAACATCTTTTGCTCTATCAAACAAAGTTGGTAAACCTCTGCTTGATCGCATAATATAATTTTCTCTGTTACTATCATCAAAAGACATCGTAGGTCTATTCATCATACTAAAAGGAGTAGCTCGTTCAGCTTGCTGTGCTTGACCTCTTGCTCTTCGTATTCTTGTTATTGCCACTATGAGCTACCTCCAAATATATCTGGCAGTTTGTTGACTTTAATTGCCACGTCTTTCACTATGTCTTCTTTTTTTGTGCTAGTTTCAGGGTCATTGACATCATCATCTGCTTCTTTTTCATTGGCATAGACTTTCCCTGTTGTCGCGTGTTTGATAGTAGTGTTTGTTTCTACATCTATCACAGGAATTGTTTTTCCTGCAACCACGGTAATATCGTCTTTTATAGCCATTTTCTCTCCTTATTGCAATAATTAACTTATCTCTAACACACTAAGAACAACATGTAAATCATTAGCGTTTTCTGCTTGTATCTTAATTATCTCTGACTCTTTTGCAACCAAAGGTGCAATAGAGCTAGTAGAAGAATCGGCAGAAACCTGGCTAGAATTACCTGCAGCCAAAAGCTCTTGTGTTGTTTTACTCTCTATATCTCTACTTAATTGTAGAGTATAGCTTGTATCACCAGTATCTACCAAATACAAAGATACTTCACAGTTGTTAGAAGTGTCAACATTAGCCACACGCACAGATTTTATTATGGCTGTTGTTTGTGCAGGAACTGTGTACAATGTTGTTAAATTTGTATTTGATAAAACTGCTTTATAATTTGTATATACGTTTGCCATTACGATAAAAACCAAGTTATAGCTTCAGATTCATCTCTAAGTGGTTCTGAAGTATAAGTATTATTTAGTGCAAAAATTAATTGTTCTAACGTTTGCACCATCTGTGCCATTTGTGATTGATCATATTCTTCTCTTGCTTGTGGTATTATAGGTATTGTTATTTTAGTCATTATCCACCTCGCATACCATCTGGTTTAGCATCAAATCTAAGTGTGCCATAGCGCCATTTATCATCAACAGCATCACTAGATACACGAAGTGCAAGTTGTCTACCTCGTATACGAGTATCTTTTTTGTTTGTAGATGTTGTAACAGTAAATGGACCGTGTGATCTTTGTGTTGTTGAAGGATATGGTCTTGATTTAAGTGTTATATCCACTTCTCCTATTTGATTTTTAAAATCAGGTATGAATCTTGATATGGACATAAAATTATCACCGTCTGCTATGTCGATATCTCCTGATTCTATGTGACAATTCATTGCTGCGCCATCATCATTCACGCCCTCTTCATGTAAATAAACAAATGTTCTACCTTCTTTTACGCCATTTATTGTAGATATAGTTGCTGTTGTATCACTTGCCTCAAACTCCGCTGCGTATGGATTTGAATACACACCGCGATCTGCCCAAGAGCTACGTGCTAATGTTCCTATATACCAAATATTTTCTGCGTAATTGTATGTTACGTTTCTATCTATCTGTGTAGAATTTTTAGATGGATAAAACCATATTACTTCATTAAAGTCAGAATTGACTGCACAGAATACATCACCTAGTGCATTATTATTAATATCATCAAATACATAATCTTGTACACTGCACGGTATTTTTTTAACTGCACCATCAAATAAGAAAAAAGAATCATTGCCCATCCAATAAGCAATACCGTTTACATCTACTGCAGATTTAATACCAACAGCTCCACAATTTGTACCTAATTGTCTAAATCCAAAAGTAAAAGGCGGTCCAATGAACTGCATTTGATACAAAGCAGTATCAGTATAAATTAATATAACACCCCTAGATCTAACAGCTGCATTTATTTGATTGCCGTCTGTAAGTCTTTGTGAGCCAGCTGTGTTTGTAGCTGTAGGTGTCCATGTTGCAGGATCTTCTTGATCTGAAAAACGTATAAACATATTGTCTTGCGTGGTTGCTGTACCTATAGTAGTTTCTGTGCCAAAACAAATTACGTGTCTATCATCACCAGATACTAACATAAATCTAGATTTCGTTGGTGCATTACTAACATTTGTCCTTGCTGCTAAATTACTTGACAATCCACTTGACGTGTCCCAATAATATAAACTGCCGTTAAACTGTTGTGCTAATACATCTTCACCCCAATTGTCCAAAGACCATTTACCAGATTGTAATAAAACACCATCAGCGCCTGTTAAACCTTCACGAGAAGTATTCCATGTTGATGCGTTCCAAGTACCTGCACCCCATCCATATCCATATATGGATGTAGGTAAACCTGTATTTATTTGATAGGTAGCATTTGCCGTAGCACCAGTTGCATCAGAACTGGCTGCAGCACCTGCAATTATAGTGTAAGTATTACCAGTAGGAACTGTTTGTATTTCAAACTCACCTTGTAAGTTTGCTGCTGATATACCACCTACAGCGCCACTTACGCTAGCAATGGTAACAAAGTCACCTATTAATGCACCATGGCTTGAATCTGTAACGATTACAGAAGTAGATCCGTTTGTTGTTTCAAATTGTGTTATATTACCTGTGCCTGTTGCACGTGTTGGTGTAATATCGGCATACACATTTTCTGAGTATGCATACAGTTTTTTGTTTGTGCCATACACTGCATAATTTACACCTTTAAGATCTGAATAAGTTAAGATAGCGCGTGTTGCGCCGAGTAAAGCATCGCTTGTTACTTTTTCCCAACCACCTATTTTTTCTGGTTGACCGTAACGAAAACGAATATTATCGCCGTCCACCCATCTACCTTCTGCACCATACTCGGTGTTTTGTTTATCTATGCCTGGGGCAATCTGTAGTTTAGTTAGTGGCATAATAAGGTATCCAAAAATCTGTGCCATTAATGTTTACTCTGATATGCCCTGTTAAATCTCCTACACTTGTGTCTGTTGTTAAACTTTTTGTTTGATCTGAAGCACTAGTGCCATCAAATCTTATAAACTCTTGATCAGTATCATCTTGATCTAAAGTTAAACAAGCTATTGCCGCAGAAGTGCTAGCTTGGTTTATTGTTACAAGTGCACTTGTTGGAGAAGACGTACCAAAAGCTATTTTATCAGCAGAACCATCAGCAAAGAAAGCATGCGTTAAAGTATCTGTTTCTATTCTAAAATCAAGAGCAGCACCAGATTCGTTAAATGTAAATCCACCACCATCAAAGTCAATTGCACCAGTGGCTTTGACACCACCTACAACATCTAATTCTGTAGAAGGTGAGTTTGTTTTTATACCTACACGGTCATTACCAGCATCGGTAAAGAATAAGTTTGCATCGCCGTTACCTTCTATTCTAAAATCTAAATCTGCTGATGACTCGTTAAATACAAATGTACCTCCGTCAAGTGATGTGTTACCTACTACATCTAATGTTCCGTTTGCTTTTATATTACCTGCATCAGCTAATACATCAAACATAGTAGAACCATCAGAATACAAAATGTGTTTTGCACCTTGTACAAGATTAACAGCAGTTCCGCCTGCTGGTTTAAATCCTAATGTGTTGCCACCGTGTGTTGTTGCATCATCAACTATGTACCATGTTTCTACAGCTTCTGCCTGCATGGTTGTGTTACCTGATAGTGTGCCTGTTAGTTTAATTATGGCGTTACTTTGTTCATCAGTTGTAGATCCATCTGATGTAGCGAGTGAATCTGTTGTGCTTGCAATAGCAATAGATACATAGCCTTTTATTGCTGATTCTAATTTTTGTAAGTTGTTATTTGTTTTAGTACCCCAGGATCCCGAGTTTTCACCAGTTGCCTGTAGTTCTAAATTTAAAGAACTTGAATATGTTGATGCCATCTTATCTCCTTAATCCGTTGATCCTGGTTCTACGTCTGTATATGTTGCTGTCATACTATCATCTATTTCATTCCAAATAAAGAAGTCTGGTTCGCCAACAGATAATGACACTAAGTTTTGAAACGCCTCACCAAAAGCTGTTTCATCACCAATACTAAATGTCATTTGTCCAGCTGTTGTAACATCTACAGCAGCAGTACCTGTAACAGTTTCTGTTCCAATAGAAAATGTTGCAACGTTTGTTGAAGCAGAAACAGAAGCACTTCCTGTAACACTTTCTAAACTATTTAAAGTTGATGTAAGGCTAAGACCACTAATAAAAGCTGATCCTACGTTTAATACACCTGTTCCTCTAATAGAGGCAAAAGGATGTTCTGCTACTGATCCGTGTCCTAATAACATCTATCCGCAATGTAATGTGCATGGAACGCAGTACGAACCATCATCATGTGTTATAACTTTTTCTGTTGATGTTACTTTACCTATTGTGCTTGCTCGTAAAATATCATCTGCTTGTTTCTTTCCTGTGCCATCTCCTTTACTCTGTATGTAATCGCCAATGGCAACTGTTTCATCTTTATGTATTCTAATCATGTAAGTTCCAAGTGAAGCAATACTTGCATCGTTTTGCCAGTTTTTACCATCATCATCATCATCCCATCTGTGAAAAACTCCGTATATAGCTTTACTATCTTCCGTATCAGATATTTTAAATTTAGGTAAAGTTATATTAGTTTCTTTTTCAATTACGCCAGAAAAAGATTTATCTCCGTGAGTTATTGTAACTGTATCACCCACACTTTTATCAGATGGTAACTCATATTCTTCGTAGTGATATCTTTCTGATTCATCACTGTCGTGTTGATTTACATCAAATTTAACAGTGTACCATGTACACATTTCAGCAATGCTTTCTACAACTGTGCCTCTTAATATTGTTGGTTTTGAATTATCTGCAAGTTGTGACCAGTGAGCTCCCATAAATGTATTATATGAAACTGTGCTTCCAGAAACAGAAATTGTTCCTTCTGCCGTGCCTCCTTGTCTTAAATCTACTAAATTACCATCGTTAGTGTTTCTATTTATTTCAAATGGTGTTCCACTCGCTTTAGAAACTTGCATCTTGTGAGTGTTGATAAGAACTTGGTCATACGCTGAACCTTCACTGTCTGTGTCTGAACCAAAAAGAATAACATCAGTATCTGAATTTAAATTTATTTGATGAGTAACATTATCTGATTCAACTCTAAAATCTATGTTAGAAGCACCATCTTGATTAAAAACAGTTCCACTACCAGAATCTATTTGTATATGATTTGCAGGAGAACTTGCACTGTCAGACAGTATAATTTGGTCTCCTTGTATTTTTAAACTTCCAGAACCTGGTGTGTGGTCTATGACAGTGCTTGTTCCGTCAAAAAATAATTCTGTATCATTACCAGTTCCAAGTCTTACTTTTACACTGTCATTAACGTCTAATCCAGTATCACCACCAACACTTCCAATGTAAGTTTTAAGTCTAGAAGCGGCAGTTTTTCTTAATGTACCTCCCGCACCATCATCAACAAGAAATAAATCTGCATCTGCTATGTTAGCTCCAATGTCTGTGTGTCCTGTTAGTAAAGCAGTGTTAAGTTTGTCTGCTGTTACAGATGTATCAGAAGGTGTAACTGTGCCACCAACTGCACCAGATATTTCTACAATAAATATAGAAGCACCACTTGCGGGTGCTGTGCTAAATGTAATTGATGCACCACCACTAGCTAAAGTATAGTCAGTGCCGGGTAACTGTATAACACCATCATGAGATACTAAAAGCTGTGCCGCAGAACCAACTTGTGTGCCTAAACTGAATGTAACATTAGAGCCATTATAAGTATTACCTGATGTATCTAGTACCTTAAACGTGCCTTGCTTAATTCCTTGTCCTATATATGCCACTCTATGTGTCTCCTAATCTCATTATTATACAAACAGTACCAAATGGTCCATCTCCACTTGAATTTGCTCCATAAACATAGTTGTTGTTTGCTACGCTAGTTTGATACCAATAAAATTTATGAGTAGATGTATCAGTAACATCAAAAATAAAACTACTAGAGCCTTGATGATAAGCATTTGGAGTACCATCAGTGCTGTTAAAAGTATTTCTTACATATCCTAAAATTGATGTACTAGTAAAATCATTGGCAGTTGTGTAAGCCGCTATACCCATGTCATTATCATCTGCATTATGATAAGTTGTAAAGTGACCAGTAATTAAATACATTCCTGTTGTTGGAAAAGAAAATTTACCTCCACCAGAGCCAGTTGTAACAGTTGTAACTGAGCCAGTAGCACTTTGTTGTTTAGTCCATGCTCCGCCATTAGCACCAGATCCTCCACTATCAGCTATTATTCCATTAGTACCATTGTCAGTTGAAGAAGCTAAATACCAATGATCGCATACAGTGATACCTCCACTAGCCGCACTAGCTAAAGTTGTGCTACCTGTAAATTTTAAAAATTGTCCAGATGTTCCAGAGGATAAACCAGTGCCACCATTAGCAACATTGACTTCTCCTGTTACCATATTTTCTATATCTATTTTACTTAGTGCCATGTTTTACTCCGTTGGTTGTGTCCATATTGAATGTGTATAAATACCTTTATCATCTCTTGCTAATAATTCATCATACTTAGAACTGTCATAATCAGCAGGTATGTCCCTTAAACTTTGCCTCCAAGTTTTAATATAACTTGGCATTGTAACATCAGAATTAGCCATCCAATCTGTTGCTTTTAATCTTTCCAATCTTTCTCTTTTAATTGTTCTTAATTGTCTGTTAGGTTTATCATTAGCCCATGCTGTTTGTCTTGCATCAAAAACAGCCTGTTCTTCTGCTGTCATATCTCTTATATTTCCATTATCATTTGTCTTAGTCATATTATTTTTCCTATGATTTCTTTAATCCATAAACTTGAATACTATGTGACCTTATACTACCACCACTAAAGTATATGTTAAAACCATCTGCATCTGGGTTCGATGACATACCCCAAGCAAATAATTCAGCATACAATTTAGCACTACCGCCATTTCTAAAAGAACTTGTTCCAGTTGCATAACATCTTGCTATAATGTTTGTATTAGGGTCACTTAGAATAAAATCAAATGCTACTGCGTCTGATGTAGGGTCTTGGTTAACACCTGCCGCGGCTATTTTAAAATGGTTAAGACCTTGATCTCCTTCATATTGTTGAGCTTCAGTATCTGAACTATTTGTGTTTCCATTTAAAGATGTGAAATCATAAATTGTACCACTTACATTTGAACTACTTGCTCTTAATATAAATTGCACATGTACATCATCATCAGTCGGGCACATAGTTCCTACAATACGATAATGGTCGTAGGTAGAACTAAAAATACCATCGAATGTTTTATCTGCTACTGTGCTTGTGCTACTTGAATTTGCTAGTAAAACCATAGCTCCACCACCAACATAACTAGCGTCTAATCTTTTTAAAGTGCCGCCATCACTAATTAAAAATTCATCAGTGTCAGCAGGTGCTTCTGCTAAAGCTGTATGTCCTGTTATAGCAGTAGCATCTAAATGTTCTTCTGATACTGCATCATCAGCTATGAGCGTTGCATCAATAGCATCTGCTGTAATCCCTCCTGTTGGTATTGTTGTTTTACTCATGTGTTACTCCTTTGGATTGTCATCTTTAATTTTTTTAATACGAGCCTTCCAAGCGTCTATGTCCTTGTATATCTCATCGAGCTGTTCACCGATATCACCATAAGCCTCTTTACGAGTAGCACGAACACCTACATTGTTATATTCTTTAGTGGCGTTTGTAGCTAGTGCATTTAATTGACTGTCTGTTGGTTTTGACACGCCAGATACATTCCAAGTTTTTATATAATCACCAGAGCCATCATTTTGCAATGCAATGTTAGAATTAAATTCAGATTCTGTTTTACTATTAGCTTCTAAATATAATTTTACTTTATAATATAAATTATCCATTATGACTCCATACCTGTTAGTCTAAATCCTTCAAATCTTGTATAATCATCATTTGAGTCGGTTGTTCTACTTTGTCCGTAATTATGATAAACATATGCTTCAAAGTAATCATCTGAATCAGCAGTTACTATACCACTACAACTAACCACTGAAGCTATTTCAATATTACCTCCTGCAACATGACGTTCAGCTATTTCTTTTGTGCCGTTTTTATAAATTGCAACATCCATATATTCGCTTTGAGCATTTGCATAATACATTAAAACGCTAGCCTTAAGAAAGTATTTTCCCGGAACAACGGGAGTAAATTTGTGAGAAGCAAAAGTTCCGTCTGAATCAAAGACCTCAGTTGCCCACTCAAGTTTTGTATCCGTGTTGTGGTTTATGGTTTGAGCTCCACTTTGTTTTACGCTAAAAGCAGGTGTATTTGATATATGTTTTATATCTAATCTTTTTAAAGTTCCTGCATCGGATAAAACTATTTCATCTGTTGCGGCAGGCTGTGCCGCTAATTCTGTAGCACCTGTAATACTTGTTACATCAAATCCGCCAACATAAGTTTTAATTCTAGATGCCGCAGTTTTTCTAAGTGTTCCACCTGCTCCATCATCTACTAAAAATAAATCAGCGTCAGCTATTGCTCCACCGATATCAGTTTGACCTGTTAATACAGAAGAGGCAAGACTGCCCGCCTGCACTCCACTAGCAGGAACATCAATAGTTCCTACACTCTTTGCTTGATGAACAACATAAATATTGTTTGTGCCGCTAGGAGGTGCACCAGTAAACGTTAATGTTGTACCAGATAAAGTGTATGCTGAGTTAGGATCTTGTCTTACATTACCAACAAATACTTCGATGTCTAATACTGAAGAAGGTGCTACATCTAAAGTAAATGCAGTTGTGCTTCCATCACCATTAAACCTCTTACCTACAAGAGATTGAAAAGTATTTTGGGTATCTATAGGATTACCTACATATGCCATCTTACGTTATCTCCATTATTGACACAGCAATGTCTGCTGAACCAGATGCTGTCAGTGACAGTGTATCTGTAGCTTCCATTACTACCTTGTTGCCCGAAAGCAGTTCCAGTGTTCCACCAACAGGTATTGGCGCATTAGTAACTAACTCAACTGTTTGATTGGCCTCGTCGTTTGCACCTGATCTGCTAGAAGTATCTGAAGCTAAACTAACTGTAGCAGTAATTTGACCAGTGGTTGTGTTACCTACCATTACACCTAGAACTACAGTTGTTGTAGAACCAGCAACGGTATAAATAACATCAGCACTTGTCACATTTGCTTTCGTTACAAGTTTAAAAGTATTAGCCATTTATCCTCCTTTTATATTACTAACCAAGCGCAATTGCAAGGGCAGTGGGATCTTCTGTCGAGAACCCTGCACTTGTTAAATATGTTTTAAGTCTTGTTAATGTAGCTTTTCTATTAGTGCCACCTGCACCGTCGTCTACGATTATTAAATCTGCGTCTGCTAAAGCAGCACCAATATCAGTTCCGCCGTCAATATCTAATGTAGCTAATCCAACAGAGTTACTTGAAGCTGTTATTGTTTTGTTTGTAAAAGTTTGTGTTGCAGCAAGACCAGCAATTGTATCTGTTGTTGCCGGTAAAGTTAATGTTGTGTTACCAGAAAAATCAGAGTGTGCTGGTGCTTGTAATTGAGCATAGTGTGCGTTTGAAGATTCACAGTATAGTCTTAGCACTGATTGTGATCCTGTGTTTTTTAAATCTATAACACCACCTTCTACAGTAAGATCGTCTCCTACACTTACATCACCAGTTACTGTAACTGAATCTACATAAGCATCTTTAAATCTTACAGAGTTAGTTCCTAAATCTACATCACTGTCAGTTTGTGGACCTAATACACCATCTGATACAAATACTTGCTCTGCGTTTGCAGCATAAAAATGTATTTCATCTGCTGTTTCAAAATCTATTTTTGTTTGATCATCTTCACCAATCTTAACATCAGTTGCTAATATTGATGTAATTCCTGTTTGTGCAGCATCTACGCTTAATGTGTTAGTAGATAATGATACACCTGTCCCTGCTGAAAAAGCAGTCTTGGACATTGCTATAGCAGCAGAAGAATTTATATCTGCGTTTACAATTACACCAGATCCAATTGCTGCTGTTCCGTTTGCAGCTATGCTTATGTCACCAGATATAGTAACAGGATTATAATTTGTGCCATCTCCAATAAGAGCTGCACCACTTGTGTTTGTGTTTAAAGTAATGTCATCGCCTGTAACAGTTAAATCTCCGGTTACAGTTAAGTTACGTCCTATGGTTGCATCATTGTTTGCATCTTCAAATATTAATTTACTAGCTGGTATAGTACAGAATACATCTTTTGTTCCTGAACTAAAGTCAACAGCGCTGTCACTGTTGGAACTAGATATAACTGTTGTACGTGTAAGATCAGAACTATCACCGTCAAGTGTTCCCAACCCAACTTCAAACTCTGCTTGATCCTGGTGTGCAATACAATAATAAACTGTGTTGGAATTACCAATACCAGCAGCAAAAGTTTCAAAGCCAGTTACAGCACCCGCAAGAGATACGGCACCCGTACCAGTTGTAGTGGTTGTTTCTTTTACTCTATCATTAATGACTAATGCCATTTATACTCCTACGCTAATCTTAAGATAGCATTACTTGCATCGGCTGCAGGAAACTGAATTGTAAATGTTCCACTCGTAGATGTTTTGTCTCCACCAAAATCTAAAATACAAACTGCTTTGTTAGAATTAGAACTATTGTAAATCATAGCTCCTCTTGCAGTAATAGTAGCTGAAGTAAAAGATATATCAGCAAAATCACAAATAGCGGTTGTACCTGAAGTTGTTGGTGTTACACTGGTTAATGATCCTCCACCTGAAGAATAAGATCCTGAATCGGATACTTCATTAGATGTAGTGAAAGCAGTGGTTGAAGCATCTAGAGAGGCAGAACTTGTGTACAATGCAATTTTAAAAGTGTCTTGTCCATTAGTAAAGTTATGTCCTTCGACAAGTAATTCTTGTTTAAAACTTGTGCATACAGCTTGTGTTATAGCCATGTTTATTCTCCTCTAGTATTTGTTTTAACAGACTGCATAGGGAACTTTAGTTCTCCATGCATATACTCATCTCGTCTATGTCTACCAGTTTGTTCAACTATTAGTTCTTGCACAGCACGTTGATAAGATTGTTCGTATAATTGCAGCATTTCAGCTGGGCCCTTCAAAAATTTGAAGGCTTCTGCAAGACATCCATACAACAAAGCCATAGGAGCATTGTTGCCCAACCATGAGGTTGTATTACTACTAGACAGTCTTGTTGGTAATCTAGTAATTCCTAATTCCACGTTATACGCTGAATCAGGTGTTGGCGCAAGATATATTGTATTGTGATCCCACCATGACCAATACTTTGGTGTGCTTGTAGCAGTTCTGTCTGGCCAATATTCATTCATATAACTTATGTCGCGATGTTCTAAAAAATCTCTTGTTGGTGTTCCTGATGCAGGAAATATATGTACAGTTCTTATTGTAGCAAGTGACGTAGGATCTGGTGACGTTCCACCAGGTAAGGATAAGAAAGGATTACTTGTTACAAGTGTAACTGATTGATGTGATTTAAACACATCAAGATCTGCTTCTTTCAATATTCTATTTTCTGTGTGCTCGATAAAATCGTTTGTGATTGTAGATGTCAACACATCACTACTAGTTTCTGTGTAATCTAAAATCTGCTGTGTTAGTTCTGCGTATGTAGTCATTAGTTACTCACCGTTACTGGACCAGCTGATGCTTGTCCTCCTCCACCTTTTACCAAACTTGAAGTCGCTAATCCACCAGTTGATATACTGTAAAAATCATCGTCTATTTTTGTTATGGTATGACCACTTTCACTGTCCATATCAACAACAAAAATGTCTACAACATTTCTAAATCTAACAGTGTCCCCTGTTGATCTACCATGTCCTGGTTCAAAAATTTTTATCACATCAGTTCCAGATTCATGTCTAAATGGATCAAGAGGTAACAATCTTTCTGTAGCTGGTTCTTCTCTCGCTGGTCTTGGAAACTGTAAAGCTATTGCATCAGGTGAATGTTTGTTTGGTCGATCTTGTGGTGTTTTTGGTTCGTATTCACTTTCGTGTACACGTGCACCATTCCACTCAACAACCATTTCGCTATATGGATATTCCATACCACTACGGTCAGAAATAAACTTAGCGTATTTACCTGTTGCGTATGACATTTATTAGCTCCAAGTATACTTGCCACCTTTTGTAGCGGCACCCATTCCTAGTTTAGTTCCAGTCACTTTACCTTTTTCTACTGTAATATCTACAGCTTTACCCTTTGCAGGTGCAATACCTTTTGTGGTAACAGCAGCAGCTTCAACAGGATTAGGTATATTATTTTGACCTCTACCAAACTTTATACCGCTTTTATCTCCTTCTCTGGGATTAGCAGTTTGTGTGTTATGGTTTCTATTGCTCATTAGTCCTCCTTTTTACATGTGCAGTCGCCACAATCACATCTATCGATAGTGCATGAACCATCTACGATGCAATGACATGTATGACCACATATTTCACATTTCGGCATATGACCTCCTATGGTATGTACGCCCGTGCTGGTTCAATTCTAAAAGAAACCCTTTCTCTATCATTTTCACTAGCACGTTTAAATTCATCATCATACACCGCTTTTAAGTTTGCACTTAACATCGGTGCTCTTTTCAAACTTATATAGTATGCCAAACCGGCAGTCAAACAAGGAAGAAAATAAAAAGGTACATCAACTTCGTTAGTATAATTACCTGCATCCTCTATTCTAGCAAGATAAAAATACTTGAATATGTATGCTTTATCAGGGCTAGGATATAAAAACAAAGTCATATCATTTGCTGGTCTACCACTACTAGTAGATCCACCCGCTGTCACTGTACCAGGAACTAAAGCAAACTGTGTAGGTCTTGCGTCTCCAGATGATGAGTTTTCTTTTTTACTTAAATTAATAAATTCTGTTCTAGATATTTTATTCATAGCAACATCTGTGGTGTTACTATCTCCTTCTAAATTAGAAGTTGCACCTGTTGTGGTAGTCACAACGGCATCAATAATATCTACAACTTTTTGATCAATAGCATAAAAATTAGTGCCAGCAGTTAACGTTTGTGTTGCATATGTGATGGTCCATAAATTTAAACCACGATTTGCCCACTCTGCTAACATCAAATTAAGAGATCTTCTGGCTGTTTTTAAATCATAGCCAGTGCGAGTCTCTAACTGACATCTTTCGAATGCTTCCTCTATTATCTCTTCTATTGAGAGATTAAAGGTTTGTGTGCCTGAATAAGCCATCTAAACCTCTAATATATTTTTTGGAATTCTGCTATAACTGTGTACATGTTGCCTGAATCAGCTGTACTCGGTACAACAAAATTAACATCACTCTGGTTACTGTTACTAGATTTGTCTGCTGGTACGCCACCAAACTCTCTAAAGTCCCAATAGCCAGCACCTGTTAATCCAAGTATAGGAATATCTCCGTCTGAATCTTCTTCGTCTAAACGTGCAAAAGAGTTACCTCCATCGCCACCCTGACAAGAATACCAAACTCTAAGTAAACCTAAATGTGATACAGCTGTGCCGTCGTTTCTAGCAGCTAATGCTGAAACGTCACCCATAACTGTTGTGCTACCTGTTCCGTCTGATTGTACAACCATTTTGATAACAACACGTTTATCATTCTGTTGTAGTATTGTTGGTCCTGTTACTGTGTCTGCCATGTTCCCTCCTTAATCAAGAACTGTGGGGCCGTAGCCCCACATTGTTAATTTAATATACTGAGTATTCTAACTCCACTGTAAATCTTCCAGCCGTTATATCAGCGTTTACTGCAGTTGTAGCAAAAGCATATAAGTTTTTGCTAGCAATCGCCGCTGTAATGTTTGGAACAAATATGTGGTAGTTACCAGCAGTATTGTTAAAGTTCACATCAACCTCTGTGATTGATTGTGTAGCACTTAACTGTTCGTTAAAAGATGTTACACCAGCACCAACGATTTCAGTTCCAGAAGAAACTGCTGAGTTAGTAGCTGTACCAGAGGTTGCACTTAGTGATAAACCACCGACAAGAGTTTGTCCTGCAGCAGTTGTAATACCAATCAATGCTCTGTGAATGAAAAATTTAGTAGGGGTTACTAGTCCGTCTGGTGCGTCTGTATTTAATGCACCAAGTTCTACAAGAACATCACCATCTCCGTATGCAGTTGATGCTGCATTTGTTGATGCCAATGTACCAGCAAAAGATTGTATCTTTCTAGTTCCCATTGATATTAGTTGTCCAGTTGAATTTACTGAAAAACCTGTTTGTGTTATTGCGCCAGTAGAAGCAGCTTTGTTGATTACGTTAAATCCACCCTCTGTTCTTACCGGACCGCTAAATGTACTGTTAGCCATTTTTATTCTCCTCGATCATATAGATCTTGTCATACAGTCTCTATATCGTCTGTCTAGCCAGTCTGTATAACTTGTTATGCTAGAAATAATGGGGCACATTATGTGCCCCATTAAATGATTTATGCTCCTGGTGATCCGAAGATACCTCTCCAGTCAGAGAACCCAAATGAGTATCTCTCTCTAGCTTTGTATCTTACGTTTCCAGTGTCGAAGTCGCCTTCCATTGCAGTTCTGATTGGCGCTCTAACGAAATGTTTTAATCCGTTAGGTGAATCAGTTTTAATGAAGAACGCGTCAGTGTCAGTTAGGAAGTTGTTTACCACATAACCTTGTGGCACCATTCCCATGTTTCTGACTGCGTTGATATCATTATCAGCAGTTCCCTGTCTTCCAGCAGACTTCATTAACCTTTCAGCAGTGAATTGAAGGTTTACAGGAATGATCATTTTCACTCCTTGAAGAGCAATTTTCATTCCTCTTTCATCCTTCATATCAGCGATATCAATTAACATCTGCTCAAGCGAAGTTTCGTTTAAGTCAGCTGCAGTCGATAGCTCGTTCTTTTGCGTTCCACTAAGTGTTGGGTGATCAGTAGCGCAAAGCTCCTTATCATCACCACCAAGGAAAGAACTGTTAAACGCTCTGTTAAGAACGTTAGCAGCCTTAATTTGCTTAGTGTTAGCCATAGATCTTGCTAAAGCTTTTGTGTATCTTGTGCTGATTTTGTCGTAAAGGTTATCCTCTACGGCTTCTTCAGTTAATGAGAAAGCCAAAGCGACAGTTTCGTGTGAGTAGCGTGCAGTGAAAGTTTCTTGTGCTTGTTCGTAAACAACACCTGATCCTTCCGGTTTTACTTCTGCGTTGCCAAACCCACCTAGCATCACTTCTTCTTCAAAAGCACGATCAGAACTTTCCTCATCGAAAATTTCTGTGTGCTGGTTTTCGTATCGGTCATACTCTAATCCGAACAAGGCATTTAAGCCAGGCTCGAGTTCTTTGACCAATTGCATTCTTGAAATTGCCATTATATCTCTCCTCTAGCTATTATGTTCCAGTGATACCTGTGCCTAATTTAACGTGTTCGTTAAACATAACGTACCAGTTAGCATTAGCACTTGAAGCATCATCGTTTTCTGGATCTTTCGTAATCCCAATGATTTTGACTTGTAAGCCAGCTGTAGTAGCTTCAGCGCTACTGTCTATTTCATTTTTAGACAGACCGTTGACTGTGCTACCTGCAGTAAGAGCAGTATCAGTGTTCTTACCAATATCAGTTTTAGCTATTGTGCCATCACATTGAGCTTCAAAAAGCATGTACGGATCATCATAGATATACGCGTCAATATTAGTTGAACCAGAGATCGAACCTGCAGAGGTTACGTTTATGCTCCCTGGATAATAATTTGAGTAAGTTGGCTTTTTGCTAGTTGGGTCAATGTAGAAACAACCATTGAATACACCAAGAATAGTTGCGCCTGAAGCAGTTCCTTTAATTACGTAACCGCCAGACTGTAACACGTGATCTCCTTTAAAGATCGCTGTGCCGTAGTTATCCTCAATAGTGTACATAGTTGTACCCATGTTTTGAACACCACTACCGACTTTGCCAATTGGTCTATACCCAAATGCTGCGTCAATATTAGCCATGATTTTATCCTCATAGTAATTGTTACAACACACTCACCTTGAATGTGTTAGTTTTGTGTAACTTATGTGGAGAAAAAATTAGTTTTTCTTACCGCCACCAAATGTTACGCGAGATCGCCTGCTTTCATTATGTACAGGCATGCTAGGATGTTGGTCCTTGAGTGGATCGTTTGCAACAGCATCATCTTTATCTTGCGTTACTTGCGCAAAATATTGTTTTCGCTGCTCAACAATTTCCTCAGGAATTCTTGCTAGCATCAAACCTCCAACAGCAATAACACCTTGATATCTACCTGATTCCACTTGTGGCCATTCCATGTCAGGATATTCATCTGCTCTCACAAATTCCCATCCTTCCCTTAGTCTAGCGGAAACATTTTTTGAATCCATCTGTCCTATTGTTTCGGCCCTAATCCAGCGGTGTTTAAAACCAGCTGGTGCAGGTGGTGCATCTAACTGTGATGGTGGAGCCCATTGTTTCCTTCGTTCGGTTTTAACTCGGGTTTCAGACTCGCGTGACGGTAGTTTAGTTTTTGTATTTGTATTCATATGCCTACTCCTTCACGTATTTCGCATATTCGCTTAGTGGCACACCTAATTTTTTTGCTATGGCTACCTGTGACGGTGTGAGTCTCACAGAACCTTTGCGCTTGGCTGGCTGCGTGCTTCTGGTTGCAGGAGCAACAGTTTGCGTAGGCGTAGAAACTTGTTCAAATTTATGAGGAAAAGTATCCCTCATTCTTTTGTCAATCTCACTATAATACTCATCTGACTTCGTGTCAAATCCTTCTTCAACTAATTTTCTATGAATTGAAAAGGATGTGAGTGTCATAGGCTCATCTGTTCCAAACCATTCGTTCTTCTCTGCCCAAGCTTCTGCTTTAGGATCAGGTGGAGCTGCTGGTTGTTGTTGAGCTGGTTGTTGAGCTTGTTGAGGCATTTGTGGTTGATTTGGATCAACTCCACGTGCCTCCATTTCTTTTTTCAATCTTTCACGTTGATCCAAGCTTTTCTTTGCTCTGTCAGCATCTACAGCCAAACGTGCTATTTTTTGCTGTGCCTCTACTTGTGCATCTATATCACCAGTATCCATAGCATCTTTTAGCTGTTTTTTAGCCTCTGCTGTTTGAGCTTCCACACGTGATGCAAATTCATTCACATAACCTGTGTCAAGCAATTTTGCTCTTTGTTGCAGTTTAGTTTGCTCTGATTGTAACCCCTGGGCAAACTCTATTGCAGCTTGTTCTCTTCTTTCTGATTCTCGTAGTTTTTTAGTTAGTTTATCAATCCTTGATTGAACTTTTTTACCGTAGTCATCCATCTCTCCTTGAGATGCACTTTCTTCCACTACAACTTCTTGTTCTTGTTGTGGTTGAGATACTACTTCCGTTTCTTTTGCCTCTGGTATTTCCACATCAACTGATGGACCATCAGATGGTAAATCAATCATTTTAGCGTCAGCTGATTCTTGTGTCTCTACTTTTGGCTGTGCGTCTGCAGGCATTTATCCTCCTGTTTATCTAAATTGCAAGATATCCTCTGGGTCTTTTACCACAGCGATTATCTCGTCCTCGTTAAGTATTCTCACTTCACCACCTTCTATCCCAAACCTAGATCCTGCATAACGACCAAATATAATCCAATCGTTAATTTTACACCAAGGTCCGTTCGGATACCTTTCTTTGTCTGTATAACATTCTGGTCCCATTTTAAGAACCAATCCTGTGACCGTTGTGTAGCCACGTTCTTCCATTGTTTGATCAGCTAATATTACACCACCTTTTGTTTTACCTTGTCCTTTGTATGGCAAAACTAACAAACGCCAACCAGTTGGTTCTGGTAAACGTTCTAATACTTTTTCTGTTGGTAAGTGTTCTATATCTTTTGTAGCATCTTCTTGTATTTTTTTAAGAAATTTATTTTCTTTTTCTTCTGCTACTTTGTTGTTTTCGTCAGCCTCTACTGACAAATCTTTTTCTTCTAACGCAAATCTACGTTTCGGTAGTTCCTTGTCTGTCATCGTTTTCCTCATCTTTCTGCAGGTCTTGAATCTCCTGTTCCATTATTGCATAGGCTTTGTATTCGCCTACGGTTTTATTATATTCATCCCAGCTAGGTAATCCAGCTGCTATGACTTCTTTCAACTCTTCCTTGCGCGTTCTAATCCTTTTCAAGATTATGTAGATCGCAGTCTCATCTCTCATTAAAATAGTCTATATACTAACAGTTCCATTTACGCAAAGCTTTATTTATTCTAGAGTTAGGATCTCTAGCTGTCTTTGCACTTGTTCTTCTCTTCTTCATACCCTCCATTCTTGCACAAAAAGATTTACGTCTTTTTGCAGCTTTGGAACCTTTCTTTAACTTTGATGGTTTTGTTGTAACAGCCATCTTAAGTTTAGAACCTGGGTTTGCAGCACGATATGATGCAACTCCTTTTCTATTTAACCCACCAGATTTACTCTTACCTTCTTTTCGTTGCCAAGCTGGTGTTGCCATTACTTTTTCTTTATAATTTTACTTAAAGTTTTAGCTTGTCCTGCGTGAGCTTTAGATGCTTTTTTTAAAGCTGATACAACTTTTTTTACTTTTTTTACTTTGGTCTTTTTCATTTTATTTTAAAACTAGGAAATTCTTTAATTCTACCCGCATAATAACTTCTATAACTAGGATTAGATAGTTTTACACCATCATAAGATCCAGATATGTTTGGTCCAATATAACCACCAGCAGCTTTCTTTATTGTCGCTACATTCGATGGTTTTGGTCCAGTGTTAGAAGCTTGTTGTTTTCTTTTTACAGCAGATGCTTTTTGACCTTTGCTCATGGCTCTAGCTTTTGCTATTGGCACACATTTAGGATAGTTTTTTCTTTTTTCACCACCAGATCTACCACATTTAGGATATGATCCATCTGGTTTCTTATTGGCTATATCTACCCAATTTTCTTGTACCCAAGATCTAAGGCCCTTTTTTGCCATGTTTACTCCTTATACTTTCCTTGCCTTTTTTAAAAATACTGGCAACTTGTGTTTTACCCATAACTTTAGCTCTTTGTTCGCCTACGGTCAATATTTGAATTTTACGAGCAAACGGTTTACTGGATCTTTTAACTTTTGCAACAGTAGCTCTTGCATCACTAGGAGTTGCAAATTTAATTGATACAGTGTCTTTAGGATTTTCATCCGTGTAGAGACGTCTACCACTACCCTTAGGTTTTTTTCCTGTTCCAACTCTAGGATCAGCCACTAAGTAAATAGTTTTGTTTGTTTTCTTTTACTAGGATCAACAGCACCACAACCAGCTGCAACTATACTAGCACTACCACCATTTCCAAAATTTACTTTTCTTTGACCAGAAACCTTTTTTCTAGATTGTGATATGCCATTGCTATTGTAACCACCAGCAGCTTTTTTCTTTTTACCACCAGGTGTTACTTTGCCAGAACATACAGCACTAGCGTACATGTTAGCATATGCACTTGGATATACTTTAAATTTACGTTTTGCTGCTGCTTTACCTTTAGGACATAGTTTACCCATTATTTTCTCTTTATGCCTCCTCTTCTCATTTTCTGAGCTTTTAATTTTTGAGCTGCTGCTCTTAGGCCACCCTTCATGTAACCCATCATTTTATCATCTTTCATCATGCCACCACCCATTTTTTTGATAGCGCCACCTTTTTTCTTAGCAACAACCTTGCCACCTTTTTTCTTGTAACCCATTTTGTTTCTAACTTTAGTAGGTAGTTTAGCTAAACCTGGATTTTTTTTCTTGTCTACTTCTTTCATAGTTATTTCCCCTTTTTAAATAACGACATTGCTGCAGGACCAGCTTTGACCCCAAAGCTTACTGAGCATGCCAAATATAATAAATGTTTATAATAATCTGGTAAAGAATGCAAGGCTTCAAATCCAGCTTTTATATGTGGTGTCCAACCAGGCACAAAGACTGCAATTGCTGGCGCCAATAGGCAAATTAAAATTAGTTCATCTTTCCAGCTTCCTTTCATTTGATCTACAGCTGATGCTTCCCATTTAATTTTACCTGCCGCTATGTCTTCGTTTCTTTTCTTTTCTGCCTGTATTTGAGCTATCTTGACTTCACCCTTCAATTTTTTGGTTTCTACGAAACCTTTGATTCCATCTACGGCTACGCCCAATAATGGTTTTGCTAATAATTGCCACATGTTAATCTCCTACTATGCTTGCTAAGCCACCGTCTTTTTTACGCATGGCTAATTTTGTATATGGATTACCTCTATGTACATTAACCATGTACTGAAGTAAACGTAATTGTGCAGGTATATTTTCTTCATCACCTAGTTGTTTTGGTCTTCCAAGTAAACCTGAACCAATACCGGCTGCGTAACTTGAACCTCCACCAGAAGACATACCGCCACCACCACCACCAAATCCACTTCTATTTGCTAGTATGTTGGGTGTTGGATCTTGTATTTTAAAAAATCTACCGGTTTCATCTTCAAGGCCTACATAACCTGTGTCTGAACCAGTATACCCACCAACTCCAATTCCCTCTCCGTACATAGTTTGCGGTAAAATGCTTTTAAAAAATGGGTTATAGCCAGCGAGAAAATCATCTACTAATGTGCTATCGCCAGAAGTTCTAGCTGTGTTTACAATTCTATTTAATTCTGCATTTGCTTGATCAACAAGTGCTTGTGCCTCTGTTTCTGTTTTACCTTGACTTATGGCGTACCTGTAGACATCATTTGTAATGTTGCCTGTGTTAATCGCATCATCAGCGTATGTAGTGTAAAAAGGTGTTAAGCCATCTACTTTAGTTCCTGTTAAATCAACTTGTTGACCACCAATGTCTGTTGGATCATCAGTGTCTATAATATCTTGAGTGGTAGTTCCTGTTTCATAAATTACAGGTGATTTATCATAAAGACTAATGCCAGACACACTTGGTGTTAACATTCCTGCATCCCGCATACTTTCATATGCACTTTTTCTGTCTTGTATAGATTGTGCAATTACGGGATCGTTAGGATTTACTTGACCGGTGTTTGAGCTACTGCTAGTTGTAGAACCTGATCCTCCTGAAGTTGTATACATACTTCCAAAGTAATCTCTCTGTCTTGTTGGTCTTGTTGGTTTTTTGGTTGTTGAAGAACTACTACTAAACCCTGCGTGCGGATTAAAAACCATTATCTCATACCCATAATAAATGGTAACATTTCATCATCCATAAACTGATAGAAATAATCTGGTACTTGCATTGGGAAGAAAGATCTATAGTTTGCTTCGTATGGATTTATTTGTTCAATAAGTTCTAGTAGTGCTTCATTGCCATCATCAAAAGCAAAACCCTCTGGTAAATTCATTAATCTATTTGGTCTGTAATCCAAATAACTTAAATCACCTAATAATTCGTTTGTTCTTTTTGGTAACATGTTGCCAAGAAATGGTATACCTGTAATTGCACCCATTGCTTTTTCTGCTGCCATTGGTAGTGCTCTTTGTATAAGAAATGATAGAGGAAAGTTTTCTTGGTAATCTTTTGGATTAGTACGCATGTACATACCCATCATTTCTCTATACGGTTCGTGATATAACTTATCTAAAGCTCTACCTTGTGACGAGGATAGTATGCCACCTTGTGTTGGACCAATAATATCTAACGCTTGTTTTTTTAAATTTTCTCTAAATCTTGTAAAATCTTTTCTATCCGCTGTGTTCGGATTGAAGCTTGTCATGAATTTACGCTCTTCAGCTGCACGCTCATCACGTGCAGCTTTTTGAGCTTCCATATATTTTCTTTGTCTGTCAACGAAAGGTTTCATTAACCACCTATCATTGACTGTAGGACAACAAGAACAATTACGGCTACTATACCGGCTTTAATCCAGTCTTTCACACCCCAATCACTCCATTCTTTTAAATGTGCCCATAGGTCTTGCAATAATTTCATATTACCTCCTAGTGTATTGTTACGGGAGCGTCTAAATCGACCCCATAACCGTTTAAATAATCGAAGGACTCTACAACAGATTGAAAGATAAAGGAAGTATGTTCCTCACCTAAAGTTTCAACATAATGTTGTCTAGTTACAGCTAATAAAGCAGCACACACCAATAGTTTATCTTCAGATCTTTTAGATAAAGCTTTTGCAAGTTCATCTATTTCTTGCATAGAATCACTGATCTTCTTGACTTTGTTTATTTCGTCTGACATTTCTCCTCACTGTTGGTTCATTTTTCATAGCTTCTTTTGTCAAAGAAACATTTTCTTTTAAATTACTCAAAGCATTTTTTGCAGCTCTATCATCAATACGATCAGCTGTTTCCATTAATTTAATAGTAGTGTCAGCTTCTATCTTATCACGATCCATGTCAAGTCTAGCTGCATTCATAACTGTTTTAGTTTGCATGTCTTGTTGACGAGACATAACTTCTGCTGCGCGCAAATCAATTTCTTGTTGTTTTAGTTTAACAAGTGGATCTTGTTGCTCACGTTTGGTTCTTTCTTCCTCATCACGTGCTAATTGAGTTGTTATTTCAGCTTCAATTTTTGCAATTGCATTTGCTTTTTCAATAGCAATTTGTTGTGCTTGCATTTGTAATTGTTGCATCATTTGAGGATTCATTTGACTTTGTTGCATTGCCATTTGTAATTTTTGTTCTTGTTCAGCAAATTGTTTTTGTACTTGCATACCAGCCATTGCTGCAATGTGCTCTGACATATGCGCTTGTAACATAGCATACAATGGTGGATTGATTTGAACCATTCTTGTAAACATAAACTCAGCATGTGCTTTCATATGCGCTTGATGGTCCTGTTGTGGAAATACTTTTAATGGTTTACTTTTCATAGCCATTGCGTTTTCTACAGCTGGACTCATCGGTGCTGGTTGATTTTGATCTGGTTTTAATATGGCATCAATATTATCAACCCCCATTGCTTGATACATACGTCTGTATGCTTCACGAATATTATGTAATGCTGGATTAGATTGCGCTAATTGTAATTGTTGTTGAGCCAACATAACACGTTGTGACATAGAAAATATATTAGGATCACTAACGGGTATAATGTCAACACGATCATCAAAGTCAGCTTGTTTAATCATTCTGTTACCACCAATAATTTGATATGGATACGATGGTGGTGTAAACATTTTGATTGAACTTGCTAATAATTTAAACTCTTTTCTTTGAGAAAAGTGTAATCTTTTTTGTATTGCACTCATGACTTTTGTGCCACGTTCTAGTAATGCTAATGTTGTGCCAACAGGATTCTGTTCATTACCTTCACCCATTTTCATATCAGCAATTGCTGCAAAAGATTTACCTGCATCAACGGCAAAACCTAGTAATGCAAATAAAACTTGTGATGGTTCTTTGTATGGTAATGGCAACAAAGACTCTTTAATAGATTGTCCTGTTACATCAACATCTCTGAACTCACCTGGTTGTAAAGGTTCATCATGGTCACGTATACGCATACCACGTGCTTTAAAACCTGCTGGTAGATTGGCAAGAGTACCTGCATCAATCAATTGTCGCAAAACACTTGTTGCAGTTCTTGACAATCCACCTAACATGTGAATTAAGCCAAATCCATAAAAGCCTAACCCTGGGAGGAACTTATAATGTACAAAGTATTGTTTCTTTTTAAAATTAGGATCGTTTGGTTCATAGTTTCTTCTAATAGATAAAATTTTAGATGAGTATTGATCTATAGTAACCACGTAAGGAAGTTTTACACCAGATGTATCTTCAAACTCAGGAACGTCTGCATCGACATGCATTTCTAAAATTACATGTTCATCATCATCGCTTGATGAAGTTGCACCATCTAATTCATTTATTTTTTCCTGCACATCATCATCAGTGCTTACTGATCCTGATGTGATTGGTATGTCACGATAAAATCCAGACACTTGTAATTTTTTTAATTCATTAGCTGACATTTTTACAATATGTGTAATTCTTTCTGCGTGTTCCAAATCTGTAGCTGCATAATTTATTACACAGTCTTCACTTGACACAAACTTTGCAACGCAACGTTTTAATATTTGATCGTAATAAACTTTTTTAAATGCAGAACCTGATAATGGTAAATAGAATAATAGTTGATCCATCTCTGGGTCATACTCTTCCATTACATTTAAAATGTAATAGTTCATATATTCTTTTACACGTTCTGCTTGTTGTTCTATCATTGGATTAGCTTCACCAACTATTTGTGTGCGAACGGGGCCGCTTGGGGGGAGGAGTTCCTTATAAGCTTGGGCTTGAAACTGTGTTACAGATTCTGCCAATAAGGGATGTACGACCCCTGACGCACCTTCGAAAGGTTGTGTTCGGTTTTCATATTTGAATCCTAACATATCGAGCCCTTTGATATAGGTATCTTCCCAATCTTTACGTGACTCTCTGTCCCCTTCGAAATTATCTACCAAGTCTGTAGCAAACTTGGTTAACTTGTCATCATCAATGTATTCTGCTAAATTTGCATCAAAAGGAATTTGTGATTGATCTATTGGCTGTTCACCAGCAATCTCTGCACTTCCATCTTCTTGTATTTCAAAACCGTCAAAGGTTACATTTTTTTCAAACTGTATTTCTTCACCTAATGGTTCAATATCCAACGCTTTTTCTACAGCGTCCATTGCTTTCTCTATTTGATTCTTTGTTTTATCTACCATTTACTATTCCACCCTTTGCATACGCAGAAAAACTACTTCCTACGTTTTTATTATCTTTAAGATTTAACATTTTGACTTGCCCAAAAACTCTTCCCTGATCATCCTTTATAACAGTATTTAACAAATTTGCACCTGTTTTTTTAGATGTCTCTTTTAAGGCACCATTGAGTATAGGACCATACGCAGCAACATTACCTTGGTAATCTCTACCACCTGGCGATAAGTTACGATTTTTTATTGCAGGTGTTGAAAACGCTACACCATCATAATCACCATCTTTTGCTACACGCACTAAATACTTTGCAACAAACTCCATGTATTCTTTTGATGTTTGAAAAGGACCCATGGCAACATCACCACCTTGTTTACCCTCTTTGGTCATAGACTCAGCAATAATAACTCTAATTTTCTCACGTTCTTGTCTTAATTTAGGTAGTGCAGGTGATCTAGGATTTGTAGCTAATAAATTTTCTATTTTAAGATTTATTAGGTCTAATTGTTGTTTGTTTGCTGCCAACTCTGGTGGAGGTGGCATATCTTGACGGTATGCATAGCTATCCTCACGAGACGGTTTTTTTCCTGTAATTTTTGCTTCTCTCATTGCACGTTGTACACGTTGGTGCATATCAGATTGTATTTCTTCTACAAACATTAGTCTTCTACCAAACTCATCTGTTCTATCTGACACACGTGCGTGAACAATACCACCAGCTCTTTGTGATGATGTTAATCCAAAGTCATGTGCATAGGTATATATTGGTTCACCAGTTCTAAGTTTACCTGGTTCGTATTTAAACAAAAATTCACGGTAATTATCTCCACCTGGTAGTGTTTGTTGTCCTGCATAGCTAGGTTTACGTGCAACATCTTCTGGTTTTAAGCCAACGCCACGTCTATCAAGTGCTGCTGCTAAATTTATTAATGGTTCACGAACTTTGAAAGGTATTGGTGAAGTTAATGCCACCCCTTCATTCAAAGCGCTCTTAACACCAAAAACTTGTTGCATGTATTGATCTACATTTGCTGCAACTTTATCTAAAGCTTGTTGATTTATCTTTTCTTCACGAATTATGCCTGGCAATGAGTCACGAAGGTAGGATAAAAAACCTCCTACACGTGGATCTTCAGCTTTTGGATCTACTTTTTGCAATTTTTTAACCATATTTGCCAAAATACCTCTAGATCCCGGTTGTCCAAGGGCCAAGACGTCCAATTTTGGTGAAATTTCGTCAAATTCCTTGATTATATCGGCTTTTGTAAAGGTTTTTGTGCCTTGAGACTGTAAAAAGGGCCCAAGGGACGTGTCTAAGAGCTCAGATTTCTTAATTCCTTTGGCATTTAGGTAGTTTAACCACCTATCTGCTGACATTTTCTCCATTGGAGCGTCAATTAACGCTTCTCTGGACTTGTAAAATAATGCTGGAGCGTTTTTTCCTGCATCAACTGCACCTGCTTTAGGTGTGTTACCAACTGTATACGATGGTTGATCCTTTGCAAATTTCATTGCATCGTCAAATGTTTTAAAATCTTTTATTGGTAATCCTGCTTCATCAAAAACACTGAATGGTTTAGCACTCAGATCTAATTTTTTAGCAGATCCTTTACCCTTTGGTGCTGCAACCTTAGGTGCGTACTGACGTAGTGGTCCTAATACTCTAGCTAAAACCATTACTCTAATAAACTCGCTATGCCACCACGGAAAAATCCGAAGTCACTTATTTTTTTCTTACCAAACATAATGTTTTGTATATCTCTTTGTGTCATTTTGCCGAAAGGTTTTGATCCTACGTTTATTGCTTTTCGTAAAAACTCCATTTGTAATTCTGGATTGTTAGTTCCTAAATACATCTTCTGGTATATTTGACCAGGTAGAATTGATTTTATGCCTGACATATCAAACAGTCTACGCATTTCAGCTAATCCTTCTTTTGTAACTTGATTATCTGGATTACGTACTGCAGCTAGTATGCCGCGGTCCAAGGTTTCTTTCGCAATGTTTAAAGGTCCTAGTTCAGGTTGCATCTTTGTTAAAAATTTTGGATCTCTTGCTAACATCTTTGATGTTTGTGATCCTGATTTAAGATAATGATCTAAGTTTGCAGCTATGGGTGAAGGGTGACCAAACGTTGCTGAACGTTGAAACCAATAATTAGGATCAGAACCTTTTGTAAGGTATGTGTAATCCGTCATCAATTCACCAAGTTCTTTTTTATTATCTCCTTTAAATTCTTTTATGTCTTTTACTGTCTTGTTAAGTTGTGTTTTATATTTATTAGCAAGATTGACATATTTCTTTACATTCGTTGGACTTAACAAACCTTCCATTTGTGCTTTCGTTAAATCATAATATCCAAGGTCAGATCTATACTGTGATAATGTACCTTTTAATATTCCAAGATCATCACGAAGTGGTGTGCCTAAAGCTGTTTTTACATCAGCCTCTAAACCTTTTGAAACTAAAGATGGATTATTAGCTGCTTGTTGTGCTCGCTTTACATTATAGCCAACTAAATTCAATCCTTGACCTTGTGCAATATTTGCTAGTCTTGCATCGCTTATTCTTTTTAGAAATAAAGGATCAGAATAATCTCTTTGTCTTTCTCCTACTTTTAATCCTGTTTTTTTAGAAAGAGTGTCACCAGATTTCATAAAACCTTGTTTGACACTTTGATCTTTTATAAATCTACCAAAGGGTCCTGTAAACTGTGATTGACCTGCAATATTTAAAGCTCTATTTTTAGATGCTGTATCTCTACCACCAGTAAAAAATGCTCTGGCTGCTCTTTCAAAAAGTTTACTACTCACCGCCTACAAACTCAGGTAATGTAACAGTTCCATACGCTTGTAAAGGAGTTCTAATTAAGCCAGAAGTTTTAGGATATCCAGATAATATTCCAACGTTTAATCTTGCGCCATCTCTACCAAATCTAACTGGAAATTCTAATCTACCACCAAACGTTCCAGGATACAATTGTTCTAGCACTGCCGCAGTTCTACCACTGCCTAATTTATTTTTCATATTTCTTAAAAGTTTGCTAGTTTTTCCTATGCTAGCTACACCTCCTGCAATATTCATTACTGGATCATCTCCAAACAATGCTTGTCCTTCTGGTGTGCTATACTCAAATGGTCCTTCATAGTAATTCATTAAATCATTTAACAATCCAAAATCAGTTGCGCCTCCACCCATCAATATACTTTCAGCTGATCCTTGTGAAACACCTAAATCTTCTGCTAATTGATCAACCATAAATGGAAGTTGTGCATCAGCAAAATTATCATACATACCACTCATAAATTGATTTGCTTCGTCAATATTATATTGATCAAACATATCTTGTAATGCTTGATTGTATGGTGCCATTCCTTCTGCAGCACTAAATTTATTTATATCAACAAAATATGGACTATCTCTATCTTGAGTCATGTCAAAGAATTGATTCATTCTGTCTTCATCACCTGTGTTGATGATATCTCTCATAAAATCAAAATCGTCTTGAATATTAAAACCTTGTCCACGCAAATAATTTTGAAAAGCTTCGTTTGCAACTAATTCATCATATCCTAAAGATAATGGAGATCCTTCTAACACGGCGTTGATTGCCATCGCTTCTCTGTCAGCAGCATCTGAATCAATTAATTTATTTATCATGTATCCCATGTCGCCAGTGCCTTGGCCAGAACCAACATCAAAACCCATAGCTTGTGCTCCTGCTTCAAAAGGTAACTGAAATATATCACCAAAAAGTTCTAGTGCACCTATACCTTGGTTGATTGGAAACTTTGCCATGTCAACATCATATGCAGTTGGAGCAGAAAAAAATCTACCATCACGTGCCTTTTCTGATGCACGCATGTAATCTGCAATATTACTACCTGTATCTCTAAATACATTTTGAATCATATCAACACCACGTTGAAAAGCTGATGGACCTTTTGCAGGTACAATGTTCATGTCTTGTGGACTAGTGAACTGACGTGATGTTCTATTTGGATTGTCTGGTTTTTTTCGTATTCTTACTTCGACCATTAATAGTAAGCCCTCCTCCTAGCTTTGTCTATTGCTTCGTCTTCAAAGTCATCTTTTAACGTAATGTGATAACCTTGTCTATATTTCATTAGAGCTTGCGTGGTTGAATCCACGAAATCATCATGATCACCGAAAGGGAATGCTGCGCATTCCTCTATGACTTCTTCGGCGAAACTTTTTTTGGGCGCCCATATAGCTCCTGATTCAAACAGGGGAGCTACGCTGTTTACCCTCGAATGTTTGTCATTACCTTTAGAGGGTGTAAAATTTATAACAGGTATTCCCATCTTTTGCAACTCATGAGTTAATGGTAAGCCAGATGCCTTGGCCTCCACTAATACCATCTCCGGTTCCCAATACTTATATTGCTCCATAGCCTCGGCTTTTAGTTCAGGAAAGTTCCAACGATCTTTCTTTGCGTCAAGCAAAATTAATCCTTTACCACTACCATCTTCAGGGTTAAACACACCCCATGTTGTAATGGCAGAATAGTCAGCGCTTTCTTTTTTACTAAACGCTGTATCGTATGATTGTATAATAAATTCTAGTTCAGGGATATTATCATTATCCCATTCACGCCACCACTCGCGTTTTAAGATTGCACCCTCCTCGGACGTTGGTGCTTGCATCCATTGTGCTTGCCACTTGGTTAAAGGTATAGAAGCTTTGACGCTTTGTAATCCGTCCATGGTCCAAAAACCACCCCACATGGGTTTGTCATTTATGATTGCAGGAAACTCTACAACTTCCCATTGATCTGCAGCTGGGTCTTTAGCCTGGGCCTCGAGCAACCGTCCAGTGAGATCTTTTGTTGACCAACGTGTCATGACCAAAACGATCGAGCCGCCTGGTTGTAAACGTTGACGTGGACCTGAAGTATACCACTCGTAATGTGAATCTAGAATGGTTGGCGAGAGCGCATCCTGCTCAGAATGAGGATCGTCAATAATAAGTAAATCGGCACCGCGACCAGTAATAGCCCCACCAACACCAGCAGCAAAATACTCACCCCCATGATTTGACTCCCAACGTCCAGCAGCCTTGGAATCAGCTGCGAGTTTGACTGTAGGAAATACTTTTTCATATTCAGACGACTCTATCACATTTTTTGCCTTACGTCCAAAGCGTATTGCTAGCTCTCCTGTGTGTGTAGTCTGTATGAGCTTGGCCTTTGGGTGACGGCCCATGTAAAAAGCTGGAAATAGGTTAGATGCAAACTCAGATTTGGTGTGTCTAGGGGGCATATTAACGATTAATCGCTTTAATTCACCGTTTGCTATGCGATTTAGCTTCTCTGCATAAATTCTATGGTGATTTCCTTCAATAAAATCAGGCCAAACCGTCTTTACAAACGATAAAAAGTCTTTTTGTGACTTTTCTTGCTTGTCTAACAACGCATTTTTAAGAATATACTTCAAAGTTTGCGTATCTAACGTCTCTAAATTGCTCATAGCCCTAATAATTTGAAATATTTATCTTGATAATCATTTAATTCTACCAAACTTTCTATTTTACTGTCCTCGCTGCACAGTTTTTCGTACAAATTTTTGTCTTGCAACCATTTTCTACCTGTCCAAAACTCAAAACCTCTGTATTTTGACTTATATGCACTAGCATTTTCGTAAGCGTAAGACAAATAATATTTATGTAGACCATTATTTATGCTCCACTTAATCTCAGACAAT